ATGGTTGCATCGCTTTCCGCCTGCCGGATCGCGAGGTCGGCATCCAAGGTCGCTTTCCCGTGCGCCAGGTTGGCGTCGAGAATGGCCTTGTCCTCAGCTAGTGCAGCGGCTTGGGCGGCGCCGTCCTGCGTCAGTTGAATCCCACGCGCCTTCAGTTGGGCGAGTTCGATCTCGGTCTGCGCCTTGGCCTGCGCGATCTCCAATTCCGCATCCAGTTTCCGCGATTGTAGCTGGAAATCTGCGACCGCCTTCATCTGCTCCAGCTCGTGCGCGGACTCTGCATCCTTCATCTGGAGTTGCAATTTGACCGCCGCCTCCTGCTGCTGGCCCTGTAACTTGGCCTGCTGCAACTGCATTTCGGCTTGCATCTTCTGTTCTTCAGGCGACGGTTGCGGCGGCTGGGGCGGAATGGTCGAAGGGTCGATCACGAAGTCTTCCGGAGACCCTAGCGATGCATCCCTGACCACACCTGAAATCGACTTGTAAATCTGTTCCGGGCCGACGATCGGAAGCCCGCCCAGCATCACCTGTTGCTGGATCTGAAGCAGCATCATCCTGTTTTGAAGCCGTTGCTCTTTCCTCCCGGTCCCCAAGCCAACCCGAATGATCACATCCATCTCATCGGGCCACTGCGACGGGTCGATCATGCGGTATTGCCCATCCACTCGAAGGCGGATCGGAGGAGAGTAACGCCGATAAAGCTGGTATTTGAGCGTCATCAATTCGGACAGAGCCTCGGCGAAGTTGCGGGCGAGGTATTCCTCCATCTGCTGGCCCTGGGCACTTATCAGCGCAGCACCCGTAGCCGTCTTGTTCAGAGTCTCAGCATCCAGCCCCTGGTTGAGCCGCGTGATCCCCGTCCGCGACTCCCGCTGGCCGATCATAAACTCGATGGCCTGAAACGCCGTCCCGCTTACGTCCTGCTTCTGCTCCATCGTTGGAGGAACTGCCCCCGAATAACGGATGATGCGGTTGGGTCTTACCGTTAAGAGGTCGTCGTATGTGTTTTCGTTGACCGCAGTGTCAGGGACAAGATAGCCGGGGGCGAGATTGCAGTAGAGCCCGTCAAGGCCCAACCTAAGTAGGGCCGTATTGATGCGCTGGATGTCGGTGACTTTTTCGGCAAGGGCCTCTCCATCAATCCGCGCCGGCATGGGGAACGGGCAATAAACCCTGAACGGCTGGTAATCGACTTCCTCGACCCGCAGCAGCGCATTGCCGACCCGATGAACGCATAGCCTTTCCGCAATCCCGTCTTCGTCCAGGTCATAGCGGACATACTCTTCCATCAGCACGACCTGCCGAAGAACCCCCTGCCGGTCCCGACCCCAATCGGCATGTTTCAGTGACGAGCGGGTCTGGGCTAAGGATGTATCGGTCTGCGAATAGTCCTGGTGGGCGTCGTTTACCTCGTCCTCGTCAAAACCCATCTCGACCAGGTTTGAGACGGTGGTGACGCAGGCATGGGCCAGATACGGCGCCTCATCCAGTGTGCAGGCATCGGGGGAAAAGCGAAACTCCTCCAATGGGACCAGCCGGTCGTGGAACTCGATCTTTTCCTCGGTCGTCGTGACCCGCAGGATCGTGCCCATCTGCGGGTCTTCGCCGATCTTCTCCTTGGAGACGATGTCGCCCTCGATCATGGGCAGCAAGGCCTCGGGAATGTCCCGTTCCACCTTCTTCTTGGTCGTCTCGGTGCAGGCTTTCGCTATCCCGATGACTGAGACATTGCCTTCCTTGAACCAGTCGTGGAGCAGCCTGTAACCCTTGCGTGAGAAGTCCCGCCGCATGACTTCGGTAGCGTCATCAGCGGCCTGCTCGTCCTCGGTGGACATCGGCTCGAACTCGACCACCCGGTCACCACTCACGAACACCCGCAGGACCGACACTTCCATGTGGTCGATGACTTCGGCCACATCTCTTGCGACAGCCTTGGAGCGCCCGTCGATCTCATCCCCGTAATAATCGCCCTTGTATGACCGGAGGTTGGTCTCCGCCCGGTCAAGCAAGTCCTCGTTGCGTGACCTGACTTCCTCTTCCTTCAGGAAAGCGAGGAGTTCGGGCTGCTCGATCATCAGGCAATCATTTCGTCGTGCGCGGCGAGAAGATCGGCCTGACGCTCGGCGGCCTCGCGAGTCTCCGCGACCCAAACGACAGGATGCTCGACGGGATCGCCAACGCCGATGCCGGTGTCGATCACGACCCAAGGATGGTATTTGCTATCGCGCGTCCGAACTTGGTAGCGGTTCATACAATCCCCCTCGACTCATATTTGATTGCGCGGATGGTCTTGGGCGTCTCGTGCGCGATGCACATCAGCCCGAAAGCATCGGCGCCATGCGACGACCAATCGTGCTCCGGGCCCAAGCCGATGTCGCGCTGGTCGTCCTTCTTCTCATGATACCAGCCCAAGGCGTCTCTGCCGGCCTCGGTGGTCTTCTCGTTGAATCGGATCGAGGGGAACAGTCTGCGGGCAGCTTCGACCCGCTTCATCGCGGCTTGCTTGCCCTGGTTCTTAACGACCTCTGTTCGGAAGCCTGCGGCTCTAACATGCTCCTCGAATTTCTCAGCAGTCAAATGGTCGGGCGCCGCCCCATCGTGGGGGAGGTAGCAAATCGCCGCAGCGTATCCCTTCTCGCGCAGCCAGTTGAGATGCGTAGCCAATGGCTGTCCTACGGCCTCGTAATAGTTCAACACCCGGATTTGTGTCCCGACGAACTGCCCGACCCAGATTGCCGTTGCGTCCCGCGTCCCGATGTCCCAGAAAGCGCGGTATTCCATCAGCGGGTCGGGATCGACCTCGGCTATCCGCCCGGCAGTCCTGGCCTCTGTGAGAGCCGCCGCATAGTAAGCCCCTTCGGCTATCGTGACGTAATCTCCCTCCCAAATGTGCTGGTACTGGTCAGGATACATCCTCAGACAGTCGGTGCGCTCCTGCTCCAGCTCAGCGGTAAACCACGGGTTATCACGCCAGTTTGCTCTAACGACCACGGCGCCTGTCGGTATCTGCTCCCCCCGGAACATCACATCGACAGGATCGGACTTCCGCCTGGGATTGTAACTCCACCACAACTGAGACCCAGGGGCTCTCATTGTCGGGCGGTACAGGCTTAGGCTTTTCCTTGTTGCGCCCTGTGCCTCTTCCCACCAGCCACGCTTGAAACCCTCCAGCGACTTGATCGAGTCCGAGGTGTAGTCGTTCATTCCCTTGAAGATGATTAGTCCGTCACCAGGCGTTGAGATCAGGTCTCGGTAAACCTTGAAGCCGTCTGCCTCGCCCAATCCGAAATCGTAGAGCTTGGTTTCCAGCAATAGCTTTGACGACTGAGCCAAGTCCTTCTGCACCTCTCGAATGCAGACCGACCTTAATCCTTCCCCGCCGTTCTCTCCGGGCTCGGCCAGTGAATCCTCTATCAAGTGGCCGGCGAAGAAGTGGGACTTGCCCGACCCCCTGCCGCCATGCGCTACCTTGTCGCGGGCTGGAGCAAGAAGAGGTTCAAAGACCTCCGCTGTCTCAATCTCAAGGACGGACGATAGTGCGCTTGATCTCATGGATCACTGGATTGTCAGGGTCTCCGCCGACCTGAATTGGAATGAGTTTGGACGCGAGCTTATAGAACTCGGTCGCATTGTCCTTGGCCCATTTGAGGAAGTGGGCGTTTGCCTTGTCCGCGTCCTCAACGCTATCCTGCAAGTCAGCATACACCGCGACAATTGCATCCTTTATGATCGCGGTCGTTTTGTTCGCTGAGCCTTTCGGGCGCCCCGGGCCTGGCTTGCCAGCGAACAGTTTCTTCTCAGTTTCTTTAACCACATCACCCTCGCTTTCAGCTTCCCGAAGGATGGGCTGGTTTGGGTTCTATCTGATTGAGCAAGGCTTCAACCATGCGCTCGTGAAGCTCTTCGCATTCGTCGAGCCAGCCCTGGAATATCTCTTTGTGTTTCTGTTCCTGCTGAGGAACGGGCGGCATCAGCCAAGGCCGGACGCGGGCAGGAGGAGCTTCAGCAAATAGATCGCCAGCACCACGATCGCGATGATCTGGATGATCTTCTTCACCGTCGCATCGATGGGAATCAGCTGGACGATGTAGAGCACCGCCCCGACGATGATGAGCAGGATGAGGAGTTGCAGCAGCATAAGGCCTCCATGTGTTCACCCGCCGCGCGCAGGATTCGCCTGCTCGCTCCATGATCTCGGTTGCTCAGGGCTCTGGCGCGGCGGTTCGCATCCACAAAGGGGTTAAGCGGACGCGGAAACAAAAAGCGCCCGCAGACCTATGGCCTCGGGCGCAATCCCAGTGATTGGTGATTTGATATCATGTCGTGCGCACCAGTTCAATAAGATAATCGTTCGCGCATCGCGATTAAATCACCGATGAAGCAGACGATCGCCCTGGCCGCGTCGATGCTCGACCGCTTGTTGTTGGCTAGTCGTGAGCCTGCTGTGCCGGCAGGAAGATCGAACCGACACACCGCCTCGAACACATCCCAGTATTCCCGCGGATAAGCCGACGAAATGCGCCCGATCTCACAAAATGCCTCATGCTGGGAATAGCCGTTGCCGTGAGCCTGGCCCCTCACCCGGTCGAAATCCACGACCACCGACTGACTGCCGAGCTTGGCCCACAGGTTCTGGCAATGCAGGATCCCCGCTAGCTGGCTGTCGCTGATCGACTTGGCGACGCGCCAGCGGTCTATGGTCGAGCTCCCGTGGTTGGCGACAAAGCGAAGGTTGCGCTGGTAGTCGCCGTGCTGCTCAGCGAAGGCGTTTACCAGAGGTCGAGTGTTCTCCTCGTTGGCCTCGCGGTCGATGATCGCTTGGATCGGTGCTTTCGGCTTTGTCGCCCTGGCTTTACGCATCACCGCCTCCCCTGCATCCAGAACGCCACCCCGTTCGCACCCTCGGCCACCGCGAACAGCACGGCGCCCGCCGCCAACAGCATCGCGACGTTGCTGCCAAAGATGAGCGCGATTGCGACTGAGCGGGTCATTGATCCTCAATCCTCAATGGCTCAGAGTGATCTGGGATTTCGCCGCGTCTCCGAGCCTCCGCTAGCCATGCCGCTTCGTGCTTCAGCAGGCCCTTGTCGCGGGCCATGCGAGCCCACTGGAGAGCGGTGTATTTGCTTTGGTAGCCGTTGGATTTTGAGAGGCGGTTAGTGGTCATACGCACCTTCCAGGAGCTTCGTGAAAGACTTGGGTTGCAGGAGGAAATCGAAGTCGGCGATCCAGCCACGATCGTTCTCGCCGCGACAAAATGCCGATCGCTCAAGAGCGTCGAAAACCCGCGTCCACTCGTCCAGGGTGCTGTCTTTCAGCCTGGCCCCGAGTTGCCGGTCTCGCTGCGAGGTCATCTTGGCTACGGCAGGGAAGCCGAGCGGCACCATGCGGTCTCGCCAAGCTTCCAAAATCTCTTTTTTGGTGAGCGGGCGGTCGGTGCCAACCGACGAATCCCCGTTAGGGGATATTACTTGTTCGCTAGAACAAGTATGTGACTGTGAAGGTCTATCGTTTTGCTGTCCGTTTGCCTTTGGCAATCCAATGGCATTTGCTATCGCTTTGCCATCACTTTGCTTACCAGTTCCCCAGCGCTTTGCCGCACCTTCCTTGCCAGCCTTGCTGCGCTCTTCTGTTACGTTTGCCGCGCGCTTGCGTTCACGCTCGACGCGCTTCTGGATGAGCTGGTCGTCAACGATGTCGAAGAAGCCGATTAGGGCAGGCTTGGCCTTGCGCCACGCGCTCGGGGAGAGGCGCGCGATCTGCGCCAGCACAACGTCATTGTTCGGCGGTGGCCCGTTCTTCCAGTAGTCGAGCAACAAAAGGACGTAGGCGCCGTGCTGCTCAGTCGTTAGCCTAGTCGTGGCTGCGAGGTAATCGCCCACATAGAAGGGCATCCATGTGTCGGAGCTTTTCATCTCGCCACCACCTTGATTGCATCGCGCTCCAATACGTCCCTCAATGCGAGGACATCGGCGCAATCGTATGGGTCGGTTTCCATGCGCTTCTCGACGCAGCGAATGGCGTGGATGACGGTCGTGTGGTCTCTGAGTCCGTAGGCGTTACCGATCGCCTTCAGTGAGCGATGCGTAAGCTTGCGGGTGAGGTACATTGCGACTTGGCGCGCCCATGCTGTCTCCTTGGGTCCGCGCCATCTGGCCGTCATGCACCTTGGATTGAGGCCATAGGACAGGGCCACGAGTTCCTGGATTTGCAGCGTTGGCCGATGCGACAAGCGCGTCCGTGATGGCAGTTCGATTGGTTTCAGCATTCCCACGCCTCCCAAGGCTGCCACTGAGCGCAGTTCCGGGATGGCCACGGGAAAGTCCCGGTCGCCGCTGTTGGTTGGTCGAGCTTGGCGCGGAGCTTCATTCCAGCGAGCCGCGCAGCCGCTAGATCCGATTCCCGCTGAGCCCGACGAATGCGAGCCTTGGCGAAGTCATCGGCATCGCGGCCGTCCCAGACAAGGTTGTGCGCGTTCGTCACCGCACTTCCCTCAGTTCGAGGTG